AAGATCACCGGCATTGCCAACGGCAGCGCAGCGCAAGACGCCGTGGCGATCAACCAACTGGACCCGTCACCCGCTAGGGCGGTTGGGTTGCTTGGTTGGACGTTTGATCCGGCGATGTCGACATTGGCCACTACAACAGTGACAACAAGCGAGACCCTTGCCGCAGCCGTTTATCTCAGGGCTGGCACCGTCATCAGTAACATCGGCTCGTACTTCGGAACGAACACTGTTGGGTCGGGGCAGGCAGTATTTGGCATCGCCAACGCAGCCGGAACCTCACAAAGTGCGTCGACGCCTATTTCGAGTTTCCCAAATAACTCCTTTGTTTCGGGCGCACTTACTCCGTACACGGTTCCAACGACTGGCATCTATTACTTGTACGTGTTGTTTGTTGCTGTTTCCTCAAGTTGGCAGGTTCTCAAGAGCGCCAGCGTGACATCAACCATTATCAACCTTGGCGGAAGTGTCCGGTCGGCATCGGCAGGAACGTTTTCTCCGTTTACTTGGACACCTGTGGCCAGCAACTACTTCTTCGGATTCTCGTAGGAGGCATGATGGCTACCTACGCAGTCATGGACAGCACCAACACCACCGTCGTCAACGTCATCTCGCCCGACCCCGGCGTGACCGTAGACCCGACGTGGATCAGCCTTGCCAACGCTCCCGCCGAGACGTGGGTTGGATGGACGACGCCTGACGGCGGCGCTACTTGGATTGCTCCGACGGTCTCTTGATGCTTCGAATTATTTCTATCTTCAATGACATGGCACCGGGCGACTGGCAACCGCCAACTGGCAATTAAAGGAACCTTATGAAAACATTTCAAATCTCAAACGGCGATTTTGTGCTCTCCAATGGGTCCTTTGCCACGGTCGAGGGTACGCCCAAAATTCAGCAGGATCTGGGAACTGCGCTTGCTACCGAGTACGGCACCGATCGATTCCACCCCCGTTATGGATCAACGCTCCCGAACTACATCGGCCAGCCCGTTGGGTCAGCAACAAGCATCCTCGTTCGATCCGAGGTCACTCGAGTGGTGAACAACTACGCCTCTGTCCAAGCCGCCAACATGAACTCCTATATCGTCCGTGGCCTGCAGGCACCGTATGCACAATCCGAAATCATTGCTCAACTAAATGCCGTTACAGTCAAGCAGGACTATGATACATTCGAGGTAGCCGCTGTAATCACGACGCAGGCAGGGCAATCAACCTTGGTGTCTGCATCCGTGACACCCAACTCCGTAACGACGGGCAGTTAAACCCATGCCGACTCAGGACTCTATCGTCAATCAGATGAGGCAGGCCCTCCAAGTAACGGAGCCTGACCTTGATACGTCTATCGGCTCTCCCATTCGGTCGATTCTTGACACCGTAAGCGAAGTCATCGCTGAACAGACGGCAGATCAGTACCTTCTGAACTACCAATACGACATCAACTCCAAGTCTGGGGCCGATCTCGACACGTTCGTGAACCTTTTTGGGATGTCTCGCTATCTGGCAAAGTCTGCCGTGGCGTATGTGACGTTTTCGCTGTCTGCGCCCACCGGGTCGGTACAGACTTTCGGGGCCGGTGCTCAAGTTGCCACCGGAACAACTCCCCAAATCATCTTTACGACGGTGGTTCCTGCTTCGATCAGTGCTACGGGCACCTCCGTGACTGTCCCCTGTATCTGCTCCATAGCGGGCACGGTCGGAAACGTCGGGGCGAACACCATCCAAAGCGCCGTAAGCCCATTCGGGACCGTCTCATCCATCACGAACGCTACAGCGGCCACTGGGGGCTCAGACGCCGAAACTGATGACCAACTGCGAGCACGCTTCAAGGCGACCGTATTTCGCAATCTAGCGGGCACTGGAGCCATGTATCAGGCCGTCGGGCTCGATGATGCCGCAGTCACGCAGGCCAACGTAATTGGATCTACGAAGGTATTTCTCGACCAGATTCAACTTTCGGGTGGCATCGGGGTATCGTCGGTACAGAATCTGGCCTATTACTACCCCAACACCCAGTTCCTCGGAACGAACATCACGGGTGGCGTCAACCCGTCCTATGTCCCACGAGGGCAGTATGGGGTTTCTACTTTTTACCAGCCCACCCCACCTGCCCCAAGTCTTTCGCCTTCGTCGGGCGGGACGCTTCCTAATGGAACCTACCAATACGCAGTCGTCTACAACATCACTCCTACGGTAACCCTAACGGCATCAAGCCTTTCGAGTTCAACCCTAAACCTTTCGGGGTCGACGGCGGGATTGGCCACTCAGGGACAGGGCGTTCTTACGCACTCCTCGACGAACTACTCGTTCACCTACACGGGTGTCACCTCGACAGCCCTTACCGGAGTCACATGGTCCGGCTCGACCCCTACGGTGAGCAGCGGAGACGTGGTCAAAGTAACTATTGCCACTACTCTATCCACTAATCTGGGAATTGTCAACTCAATTACGCTAAGTGGTAGTACCAATAAGACCGTCATCGTCAGTTGGTCGGCTCTTCCCACTCCCCCTCTTTCTAGCCCTAACGCCTTTTTCACATGGGCCGACGTTTACCGATACAACCCCTCGACCCCAACGGTGCCGTTCGAGAAGGTCAATTCCACCCCTCAAACGGGGACGTCGTTTAATGACACGGGCTACGCAGGCATCTCGACCGCCCCCATCAACAATACGACCGGCGCCCCGGTAATCTACGCACCCCCTAGCCCGGTCACGCAAACCATTTCGTCAATTTCGATGAGTGGCGGTGTCATTACAGTTACCCCATCGACAATGTGGCTTGGAATTGCTGCTGGTCAAACGGTAACCATCTCCGGCACGACGAATTACAACGTCACCGCAGTCATTCAGTCAGTTGGCACTTCGACGTTCACGCTGGCAACGAGTCTTTCGGGAGCCGCACTGGAAAGCGGCAGCGGCATGATCATCACCTACAACGCAGTCCCCGACGGGGTCTATCAGTTTCAATTTGACTACATGCCCGTTTCGTCTCGAAATGACCCCGCTAATGGCATTACGAATCGGGTGGACATCTACGTCAACGGGGATCGTCCGATTGAGGTCACCGAAAATCTGGTGTTTTCTCAGTCCGCCAATACCTTTAACGTCACAGGCGGCATTACGGTCGAGGACATCAACTCGACTACCCCATCTATGAATCACGAGTTGTTCCAAAGACTTGACGGAACGACCCCTGCTGTGGGAAACCTGTTTATTCCGCTTTCATTCAGTCCCATTGACGGTCCGGCGACGGGTCTGCAAAGCAACGGGTCGGTTGTCGTTACGGCACCAAAGACACCCAGTCCGACTCCGGCATATCCCACTAATCACGCCTACACTTACGGCACCGATTATTGGATCGTCAACGAAGTCGACCAGTTCGGGCGATCGTCAAAGTCTCGTGCTGGACTTGAGTGGAACGCAACCCCCACGACGGCAGACCACATGCCACAAACCGGCGATGTCGTGACGGTGGACTATACCTATAACCAAGTCCCGACCACGGTCCAGCACAACATGGATCTGTGGAACGTCGTCACGAGCGATGTCATGGTCCATCAAGCCAACACGTTGTATTTGGATTTCTATTTTGCCGTGGTGCTGGGTGGCAACTCCAACGCCGGAACTGTATTCAGTTCAATCCAAACGGTCGTCTCGAACTACCTGTCTCAGGTCGGATTTGACGGCGTCGTTCAGCGATCCTCCCTCATCTCGGCTGTCCAGCAGGTCGCCGGAGTTACCGCCGTGCGATTCATCACTGGATCAACCTCGGATTCTCGAGCCATCCTTTACGGCACGGGGCCTTTCAATGGGGTCGCTGTCGGTACGGGAGCAAATGCTCACTATGGCATCCAGCAGGTCAATCCTGTCACCGGCAACCTCGTCGAGGTCTATTCCGCCACCGACGGTTCCGTCTACCGGGCCACCGATATTTACCTTGACGACACCGAACTCGCCACCCTGAACAACGTCTACATCGCCCAGATGTCGCAGTCAATGTTCGGGAGTGTCTAGGTGGCTAGCGGGATCACTGCAAATAAGGTTCTAACGAACTCTCTTTACACGTCGGTCGCTACTCCGGGCGGTATTCCTAACCCCGCCCAAATCCTGATCCTCCAGACGCCCTATAATGCTCCTTCGAGCGCAGTCATCCAAACGATCACCAATGGGCTCAACATCCCGCCGATCATGTCATGGCGGTTTAGGAACTTTTCCGAGAACGTCTACTCGCTTCGGCCAACCGACCACATTGTTCGTTTTACGAAGGTGCTGCTGGGGCAGGCCGGAGCAGGGCAATATCGTTCTCGTTCGCTGTCCGCCCGATTGCAATCTACCCTCAACGGGGCAAACTTCTACGACCTTGATTCGTTTTATGGCGACATTTTTGGCATCCAACGTGACGCCGACGAGGTTCTTGACAACAGCCCGTATACGGGACTTGACACCTACGATAACTGGGCGCTGGTTCGATCCCAGAACTCGTCGTATGTTGGCCGCATCGATCAGTTCTCAAAAGCGATCTCGTGGTGCCCGACTACGTTTGGCATCCAAGCCGTTTCAGAAGCCATCCTCGAGATGCCCGTTACGATCATTGAGCAGTCTACAAACGGGTATTCGCTCTACAAAACCTATCGCTATCTTGAGCAGGACGGCGGGACTTCCGGGCCTGTCATTGGCGGGGCGCATTACAGCGACCTCGAGACCTACACCTACGCATCTTTGGAAGGCTCTGCGGTCTCGGCATCGACGGGGTTCATCATTTCCCCCAGTCAGGCCATCACCGATGAGCAAGAATATGCCCTCCGTTCGGTCATCGACACGCTCAAGCCCGCCAACGTCACCTACACCATTACCCAGACGGGCTCGTCTCAGGTCAATCCGGTTCCCCTCCGGGGCGTCTATTCAGACTCGTCGTATTGGAACCTCGTCGAGTCGATCATCCCAGCGCCAGAATACGCTGGCATCTATCATCTGTCCTCCACCCCCGATGCCAATGGATTCTTTGAGGTACTAAGGCCATACGGGTCGGAGTATCAGGGAGAACTCGTCGTTTACAACAACGACATTCAGGTCATCGCTAGTGGCATCAATCCCACGGCTACCGGCAACTATACCGCCGACCCAGAGACCGACACGGTGGTGTTCTACGACGGTTCCTATCTGTCCTACCCACCGAGCAACGGCGTGGCGTCTCGACTGTCTTACGTCACGTCTCGACTTGTGAGTGACGGCATCTTGCAAAGCAACTTGCTCTCGGCAAACTCGGGTTATTCCAGTACGTCGGATGTATTGGAGCAGACGGGTTACGCACCGCCCCAAGGATCGAACAAGGCCGACCCACTCACGCTGTATGTCGATGGCGTCTCTCTTTATGACTTGACACAGATTCTCAATGGTGGTAGTCTTGGCTCCGAAGATACCAATCAACGGTTCTGGGCGACTCCTCGAAGAATCTCGTCCGACTCGACCACAGAAACGATGCAGATCAGTTTCTCGCAACCGAAACTGATCAACGAGATCGCCTGTGACGTAGCGCACTACCCGCACTACTTTGAGATTTGGGCCGAGGTCAGCGGCGTCTGGGAAAGCGTGTTTAGCACGTCATTCCTTGATTCTGTGCCCGCTGTGTTGCCCGCTACGCCACCGGACGTCAAAGAGCACCCCCAGCATCTAGGCGACGGCCACTGGGCCTCTATCATCGCCGAGTTTGAGGCCGTCACGGCGCAGAACATCCAAGTAAGGATGACCCGTATCCCCTCGACGCAGGCTCCCCAGCAGCAGCCCTATCGTACGCAAGGGATTCCCACTCCAGTCTTCGTCCCTTATTCGCTTGGCGTCCGAAACCTGTCTGTTAACTACTCGGTGGCAAAGCAGTCGGACTTGCCCACCATGCCGTTGTTCACCAAGGACGCCCTCGGGTCACGAGTTGAGTGGACGGTTCGCCAAGAGACTTCCGATCGGGCTATCGACGCATCAAAGGAATCGACTGCATGGCGCTCGGCTCCGCAGTATTCCAGCGACAGCGTGGTGAATTTCTTTCTTGACACCCGCACGGCTAACGGGCAACCCCAAGTCATCGACAGCATCTATATCGACCCTCTGTATCCGGGTCCGCACGTTAGTCTTTACTATTCCGATCAAAACACTGCGGATTTGGGAAACTCTGCCGAATACACGCCGTTCAGCCCGCCCATCTCAACTATCACCGGCACGATTGTTGGCGCATCCGATGGGCTCGAGTTTGACACCATCAACCCGTCCTACGTTCAGATCGAAAACGGGGCAATGCAATGGGACCCCACTCAGCCATGGTGGATTGGGTCGGTCATCTGGCCGCAATTTTCATCAGAGCAATCAAACGGGCAAATCATCTGGGACTCCCAGTCGGGCATGAGCCTTTCGGTTCAGCCACCGAATGACGGATCTGACAAAGCGTTCCTGACCCTTACGATTGCCAATGGGTCTACGGCAGCCTACCCCCTCTCGTGGGACAGCAACGATAACGTCACCGTCACTGTGGCGTATGTGCCGGAAGGTTCAGAAGACTTCCTGCCGGGTCTTTGGATCTTTGCGGCGACGAACTATGACCAGATTGTGAGCGACACCGATCCCGAAGCGTGGATCCAAATGTTCGTGCAGACAAACTTGGTCGGTCTGGCTCACCCCGAGATTTCCCCAATTGACGACTCGTATCAGTCGAATCGCATCCTTCCCCAACCTCCCGATCAGATCGTCACCCAGCAACCGATCTACTTGTGCATCGGAGGCAATCCTTCGGCTACGTCGCCTGCGTCTTTTGTTCTTAGCAATTTCATCGTCAAGCAAGAAACCGTCGTCCTTGAATCGCTCAACACCTTCGCTGCGGACCCCTCGAAATACATTGTTACTTCGCAGTATGCCAACGGAATCGCAGGGCTTACCACGACGAACGCCGTCGTCCGGTTCGACCCGTCTTTCATCTCGGACTCGAACCCGACGGGCATGGTTGGAGGGCCGGGAAACTTCTACGAGAACCTTACTTGGGTGCCGATCCCAAGGGATTACACGGCATCGAAGGGGTACATGGTGTTCCCCCCGACCAACGCCTCATTTTGGAAGTTGGAATTCACCAATCTCGTTGCCCAGCCCATCAACATCATGCAGCCCATCGAGCGGACGTATCGAAACCTTTCTGGGCTGCCACAATCTTTCGTAAATCAGCCGACCAATATTAGTACCACCAATCCGGGGCAGTTCCCCGTCGGTTCCGATGTCACTCAAAGGGTCATGGGCGGGAATGGCATTGGATTTACGGATGCCACCACTGTGCCGAACTCGGTGCCCACTCCTAATTCAATTCCTTCCACGGCTACCCAGACCATCCCAGACTTGCAACTACAGCAGGCTCAGGCACAAACGGCATGGTATTGGCAGTACCAAAACGCCGCTCAGGCACTTTACGCACCGAAGTTCACCCAATCCACCACTCATGATTACTCTTCGGGCACGGTCTTCCACGGCAACCAAGTCGGATACTTCACGGGCTTGAACAGTATTCAGGCCTATCGAACCAGCAATCTGGGCACCCTAAACTCGGTTCTGTACGACGAGTTCTTTTTGGACACCGAAATGATTCAATCCTCAACGTGGGATTCTGCTCCCGGCGATCTCAACACGCAAGGCATGACCGCTTCGTTTGCCGGATCTTCCGTGCAAGCCACCAGCGTGCCGTTCATGTCGTCCGCACCCGTCGTAGGGGTTCAGTTTGCCACGAGCCAATCCGAAGCCCAGCAGTTGGCCTACAACGACTCATTCCTAACTGGGAACGGGTTCGACTCGAACTACAACTGGCAAGACCTTACAAAGCCCAACTCGATTGGCTATTTCAATACCACGACAAATCAATGGGTCTCTTATGGCGACGCCCAACTCTTGCTCAACACAGCAAACAACTACGTCACGGTGAGTCGTTCCGAGGTGTTCTCGGTCCTTAGCCCAACGAACCTCATGGTGCAGCCAGATGTTCACCCCATTCTCGACTCGCCATTCACCACCAATTACTTCGTGACGAACACTGCCGGTGACGGGTCTACCTATCAGCAATACACGGTCTCCTCAAGCGCCCCAACCCAGCCATTTGAGGTTGGGCAACTCGTGACCGTCACGAATACCACGAACAGTTACAACGTCACGGGGGCCACTATCACGGCGGTCGGTGGAACATCTGGCGCATGGTGGTTTAAGGTTGTTGGGTCAACCGCCAATTCTTCAAGCACGGGAAACGCTTCTATCACGGTCCCTGACAGTAACTACGGCGGTCTCGCAACTTCATGGATCGCACCGGCAACTACATGGTCACCCACTTCGTCCTACGTTCAGTCCCAATACACGAGCGGTACCGAACTTTGGGCCGCTGTCAAGATCACCGGCATCTCAAACATCACGAGTGATTCGCCGTTGTACCTCGAGATCGTGGATGCGGGGTCCACCCCGTCTTACAACCCGACGGTGCTCGTCTCGTTGCCAATCGAAGTCAGTCCCGGTCAAACCATCGAGCGCACAATTGGTGTCGTGGTCAACTCCTCTAACTACGTCTACGCCCAAATCGTTCAGCGCAACGCATCTAGTGACTCGTGGATCGTAAATCAACTAAGCGTTTTCGACGAGGGCGTCTATTGGTCTTTCTCTAACGATGGGACCAACTGGTACCGCACCGACAAAATCCGTAACCGAGCCGATAGCCAACTGACGTTCCCAACGCCCAAGTCGCAAATCCAATGGCGTGCTACGGCAACTCGCCCCAACGTCCACATCAACGGATTGCGAGTGCGCCCCGTCTATACGACACCGGGCGTTCGTTATCCACAGGGCACCAAAAACGGGCCGAATCTTTCATTCTTCGAGGCTCAACCTCCAGTTGAGAATGATCCTTTGTTCAACGCATGGCCCAACGCCGTGCCGTACAGTTGGTACAACTCTTCGTATTACTACTCAGTGGGCAATCCAAACGGAACGCCACTTCCCAACCAGTTCACCAGCAACTACAGCCAGTCCCTTAGCGACACGATTTCTGTCACGGATACTGCCATCGCCCATTACGTCTTGCCGACGCAGCGAACTGGATCTGACACACTGGTTACGACGGATGCGGTATCTAGTCAAGAAGGATACAACGCTGCTACGACTGATGCGATCAACTCACTCAGCGACTCGGCCACCGCAGTCGTCATCGTATTGCCCACCACATCCCAGATGGTCGACCCGATCATTCAGGATCTTTCAGAGTAGGAGCGCACATGGCTAGCCCGTGGACGATCATTCCCGAAATCAAGGTCGAAGGAAAGCCCCTTGGCCGACACATCTACCGCCCAGAAGGCTGGGATAAGAGAGCGATGGCTTTGCCGCCCATCACCCCCAAGACGACGAAGTGGACTCGTCATTGCCCGCCGTTTAATCAGGGCCAGATTGGCTCCTGCACGGGCAACGCTGCCGCAGGTGCGCTTATGACCGATCCTTACTGGGTCGCCGGTCGAAACCTCACCGAGGATGACGCCGTGAAGTTCTACAGCCAAGCCACGCACTATTCCAGCCCTAACGGCGAGTATTACCCGCCCAACGACACCGGCTCCTCAGGCTATGCCGTTGCAGAAGCCCTCGAGAAGGACGGACTGATCAAGTCGTTCTCCCACGTCACCAATATTAACGACGCACTGGGCGCTTTGACGCTGTCGGCGGGGATTTTTGGTGTTTCGTGGATGGACACGTTCGACAACCCCCTCCCGTCGGGAGAGGTGCCGCTGACTCCCAATTCGCAAATCCGTGGTGGTCACGAGATCGAGGCGTTTGGTATCGACGTTGAGCAAAAGCAGGTCTGGTTCTACCAGTCGTGGGGCGAGACGTGGGGTCCGCTGGGCAACGGGACGTTTTGGATGTCCTTCGACACCCTCGACCACCAGTTGAGCGAACTGAATTCGGACGGTACTTTCTTTTCAGTAGCAAAGTAGGTTAGACTAGCAGCGTGACCACGCTGTTCCATTCCGATCGGGAGTTGTTCCCGTTTCAAGCCGAGCATGTAGAGCGTGCCCACGGACACGATTCCGTCCTAATGAACTGGGACTGCGGAGTCGGAAAGTCCGTGGGCGCCCTCGCTCTTGCCGCTCGCAAACTTGACGAGGGACTGATCGATCACGTCCTGCTGGTCTGCGAGAAGTCTAAGACCATCGCCGAAGAGTGGCCTGCCGAAATCGAACGGTACACCGATATCAAGTGGAAGCCCTATGCGGGCACCCCAGCCAAGCGCAAGAAGATTCGAGAGAATCTGCCCCCAATGCTGCTGGCTTCGTTTGACATCGTGAAGAACGACTGCGCCATCACCCATCGAACGGACAAAGGTCGTAAGTCCACCCCGATACCCGGTCCGCTTACCGAAGCCTTAGCGGGCAAACGTGTGTTTGTGATTTACGACGAGACCTCTCGTTTGGCAAATCGAGGATCCGACACCCACCGCCATCATTCTCTTTTGCTCGAGGTGCTGCGTCAAACTCCGGGGACCTGCGTGCTCGCCCTAACAGCGACCCCAATGGAAAAAGACCCCGTTAGTTTCTACAACCTTACCCGCATTATGTCACCCGAGGCAACGTGCACGGTTCGAGAGTTTGAAGAAACTTATGTCAGCGCCTATGACACTTTCGGAAATCCGACCAGATTTCGCCATCTGAAGCCATCGGACTGCCCTCCCGGTACAGTGCCCCTACGGGACCGTATGGGGGCTCTCGTGCTACGCAAGCGCAAGTCTGACCCCGACGTCGTGGAGTATTTCCCCCTTCGTCGAGAGATGCCACCCACGATGGTCAAAATGGGCGAAATGCAAAGCATGTTCTATCAGACCGTGCAAGGCATGGCTCAGGGTCTAAGTGATTGGGAGGCCCGTCCGTTCACAACGGTCCTGCGTCAAATCGCCGGGAACCCCGAGGCACTTCTTCTATCTCAGGGCGAAATCTCAAAATCAATCGTTGACGTGGTCACCCCGGCAGGAATCCTTGCCATCGGCTCCGCCAAGACCGAACGGATGCTGACGTGGACTCACGAGGTTGTTCGAGAGCAGGGCGCCCAAGCGGTCATCTTTACGTTCTTTGGGCAATCAATGCTGCCCTTGTTGCAGCGGGACCTCGAAAACGCCGGATATACCGTCTCGATCAATCACGGGGGCCTGTCCGATACGGTCAAGAACCAGAACCAGCGAGACTTTCGGTCGGGCAAGACTGAGATTTTCCTAACTTCGGACGCAGGATCAAAGGGACTCAACCTTCCCGAGGCCACCTATCTTTTGCATTACGAGCGACCGCTTACTCACTCGAACTTTGTTCAACGGTCCGATCGTATCCACCGCATCAACTCCGTCCACGAGTCGGTCTACATCTATTCTTTCGTCACCCTCGAGACCATCGAGGAAGGACTCATGAACTTGAATCTCAGACGAAACGATTGGTCGGATACACTACTGGGTGACGACGAAGTGTCCAACGAGGACTTTCTGTCGGCAGAGGATCGACGCCTCCTCCTCAAGATTGGTAGGCGACAAGCGGGAGGTTAGAAATGTCCACCATCACGGATACTTTGAAGGCGCAAGTGCAAGACGCCATTGATCGTCACGCACTCAAGGATGACGCACAGTGGGACCTTGGCATGGTGGTTTTGCCACAGCAGCCCCCAGCGCACTTTTTGACCATGCTCATCCCAGCAGCCATCCAACTGGGCGAGTGGCATCAGGCCGGAGCCATCATCGAGCAGGCTCACAAAGTCTCCGCAGAGGACATTGACGGGCTTGTGAACGGCATGTTCGAAACGCTTCGAGAAGAGCGCACCAAGTCACTCACCGAAGGCACCGCCAAGGTCGCAAAGCAAGAGGCGCCGCCTAAGGGATTGATCGTCCCGTAATGGCCGAGCACGTTAGGGTCTCCGAATGGGCTGCTCGAACTCTAAGTGCCGCCATTGATCGAATCATTCCCGACGAGGAATCGGTTCGATGGGACGTCTCTGTCATTCCCAACGATCTAGAGCATCCTACGGATCCCTGCATCGCCATTTGGATGTCGATTGATGAACCCGATGGTCTCACCATGCAGTCCACCTACCTCGTTCCCCTCTTCGATCTTGCTGTAGAAGATATCTCGGACCACGTTCGCAAAGCGTGGGATGTCTGCGTCGTCGAACGCATGGAGATTGCCCTCAATCAGTCGAAGTGAATCTATCGGTCGAGAGGTGTGCTAACCTCTCCCCTACGCAAACAGACGCCGTGCAGGCCGGGTGAGGCCGAAGGAGAAATCCTTCCGTCTCCGTCGGCTGGGCAACACAAGGACGATCGCCGGAGTCGTACCTTTGAGAACGACTGATCTCGTTCTCCACCTTCCATCGGAAGGTCTGGTGAAGGCCGTCCCCAGTCGGGCGAGTTGTTGAACTGTCGGAATTGTCTAGAGAATTAGTTCAGTGCCACCGCTACTGTCGAACTAAGGCTAACGCCTAAAAACGACTGTTCCGGTGGCTTGCCACTCTAAATAGGATGGCAAAGGACTTTGACTAGAGAGTTACCGAGATAGAACAATGACTCCCCTGAACTGAAGGACTATATTGACTACCTCGTCTCGCCACCCCTCTACCCAAAAACGGGTAGACTTTTACTGTGAAGTCAAAGTGTGCTAGGCTGCGTTCCATGGCTACGACCAAGAAAACCCAACCCATCCCCGTCAACCATCGGGTATGGAAGGAACTGCACCCAACCGAGCACGGGGGATTCGCCCAAGGTGATGTTGTCAAAGTCACTGGCACCACCAAGTCCCGCTGGACGTTCTGGTACGCCAACCTCGATCGAGATGGCAACCTCGATTCATATACGGTGTTCGGCGGAAACTCCCACGGGCAATCCGAGACCAAGGAGTTTCGATCTTTCGCCCCCGAGCGTGTCCTCCCTATCGACGCTCCCCGTCGTCGCAAGACGGATTCCTAAAATCTTGACGAATGACTTGACAGCGTCACAACCATCCGTTATGGTTCAAGGCATGAACACAACCCACATCAACACCAGCGTCCAGCCGATCCTCAGCGATGAGGTTCGGGCCATCATTGAGTCGGGAAGCCTCACCGAGGTTCTCACGGCCATCGAGAACACCAAGACCGCCGAGGTCGTCGTTGCATCGCCAAGCGTTCCTACGGCGATCACCGAGAGCCAGCGCACGGCCATCGACGCCCTGCCATCGGTCTACGGCAAGGTCGTCCCCACCGAGAAGCGGATGCTTCAGGCGGTCGAGGTCAAGGCCCTTGCCGACGAGCGTGAGGCGCTCGACGAGTTGGAGAAGATGGTCAAGGTTCGTCGTGAGGCGATCCGCACCACCGTCGTGAACCACATGGACGAGGCGCTGTTCTCGTGCCTGTCTGACTCCGAGCGTGAGGCGCTTGACCTCGACGCCGAGGGTCACGTCCTCACCGCACAGCGCCTTGCGATCCCCGACGAGGCCAAGACGTTCTCATGGGAGATGCGGGAGACCGCTGCTAGCCTTGACGCCGAGGCGTTGGCTGCCCTTGACGCCGAGGGTCACATCGACCACGACCTCTACCTGTCCATGACCTCGCAGGTCCGGGTCATCGACGAGATGAAGGTCATGGCAGCGTTGCAGACGCAGCCCCGTGAGACGTTGGACGCTATTGCCTTGGCCACCAAGCCGGGTAAGCGTACCGGCGCCCTCTACATCCGCAAGGCCAAGTAGGGCGAGCACGGTGGGGCAGGGTTGGCTTCGGCTGGCCCTGCCCTTTCGCCGTGTTAGGGTTTGGTGATGGAACTAAAACCCGAACCGAAGCGGGTGGCCTATGACCCTGCGTTCCTGTCCGCCAAGTGGACGCTAAAGCGGGGAGAGGTTGCCAACCTGTTCTTCAATCGATCCTACCAATGGCTAGCCAAGATCGAAGCGAAGGGATTTGAGGTGCCCGATGGCGTGGCCTACGAACCACGCTATGACGGCTCGGGAAACAGGCTCTATCAATTGAGCGACATTGATGCGCTAACCTCGTGTTTGGCGTACAACCGAATCATCGACGGGGAGAAGGCATTGCGTATCTACGCATTGATCGAAGGCTTCTCGTCACTCTGGCAAGGCCGATAAGGAGAACCAAAATGGCTGAATGTGGAAAGCCCGTTGGACAAGGCGTCGTCGCCTATCCGTGCATCATTGAGACCGATGGAGGGCCACACGCTGGCCCGTGCATGTCCCGTGAAAGCGTGCGCTCGAGGAATGAGCGTGCCCAGTGGGAAGAGGCCCGTGAGCGGTCGCAGGGGCAGCCTACGCTCGAGGACTTGGGGATGCAAGGTCCCCCGAAGACCGTCATCGAGGGCTTGCTCGACCCGGAGTCAGGAAAGGGTCGTCGAATCCACCCGGACGAACTTCGAAGAATCAAGGACGGGTTCGACCTTACTCACACCGAGGCGGCTTCGTTGGAGTCCGAGTTGGTGCGGACCGCTGGGGGCGTCGATATCTCCCACGCCGGAAAGCAAGCAGACCTTTCCGAAGATCAGTTGTCCGCTGCCTTGCAGCGACTCCGAGACATCGAAAAGTCTTTGACCCACTCGATGCCCGAGCAACTGTCTCGCAAGATCGAGGTCACTGCACAAGAGCAGTTCGACCACACGAACTCTTTCGGCGCCGTCAAGAAGTTCAAGGAGTCCTCAGGTCGTACTTTCGAGCCCAAGGTAGTTGGCCCTACGGATAAGCACCTTCCTCGAAAGATTTCAGACCTTCAGGTTCACGATCTTGTCGTCGAAGACGTCGTTGCTAGGAAGGCAAAGGGCGTCGATATCTATGGCGTTCCACTCACCCCTTTCAACGGCAGAAACGGGGCTCAGGACGCCTATGAAGAAGTTCTTGACTTGGCAGCGTACTTCCGGCAGGTACTATTAGAGCGTGATGCTGCTGCGATTGCCCTTTACGAAGTGTCGGAGATTCTTGGCACTTACTTTGATGATGAAGTTCCGTCCGATGTAATGGAACTGCTGCAGACGATCGCAAACGCTCTCGTCTAATGGCCGAGTTCAAGGGCTTCGTCTGCGATGAGTGCAACGAGGTATGGACCGACGATCTAAAGACCCGACTCAAGATAACTTTCACCGGCTATCAAGAACTTGGATCCTTTTACAAAGAACTGTGCCCGACTTGCGTAGTCGAGCCAGACGATGCTAGACCAACAAGAAAGCGGAATCGTAAATCCGCAGAGAAAGAGGTTGCCGATTGAAAAGACCTGTGAGAGTGCCCAATGGCACACCCACAACCTACCAATCCCCAAGCGGGATGGTGCTGACTGCTACCAGCACCGGAGAGCGATACAGGAAAAAGTAGGGGCGGTGTCTAACAGCATCATTTGAAGGGTGATACCCCTTCAAGCCCCAAGAAAGAACCCACAAGTGCAGTACGGGTTCCGACGCAAGGTGAGAAAGGAATCACCCAACTATGAAACTTCTCTATAGGTCTACCTTGGCTGCCGTCTTCGTTGGCATCGTCGTAATCGCTACGATCCCAGCAAGCGCAGCCGCTAACAATCAGCCCAAGCATCACGTTCAGGCAGTGGCACCAGCCCCGCAACTTCAGACTTTCCGGGGAGCAGACTCCCCTAAGTCTTTTGCAGCACGCTATGTGGCCCCTCCTGCCCCCGTAGTGGCTCCCACGCCACCTCCGGCCCCCGTTACGACTACGACGGCTCCTGTGACCACTACGACGGTCCCAGCGCCCGTTGCACCGACTCCCGTCGTGGCAGCCGTAGCACCCCAGTCCAATCAATCCATCTGGGATTGCATCATCGCCCACGAATCCGGTGGTAACCCGGCAGCGGTCAATCCATCATCCGGTGCCGGTGGGCTATTTCAGTTCCTGCCGTCCTCATGGATTGGGTATGGCGGTGGCCAATTTGCTCCCCTTCCCGAGCAAGCCACGGCAGCCCAGCAATGGCAGATCGCCATCGCAGCCCAAGCCCAATCAGGTTGGTACCCTTGGGTGGGCGACGGGTGCACCCCCGTGGGGTAGACGATTGTTTCCCCGCTAGCACATCTGCCCCTGTCCATTTCGGTCTTTGCCGAGAAGGGCAGGGGCGTGTTAGTGTCCGAGCCATGAGCGTTAGAACCCACGGAAAAACCTATCTAATGAAGGCTCCCGAGGACTGGGCGTGGCAAGACCTGCGGGATTACGTCAATGACCGTCACCACGACGAGACCTACGACGTGAGTCCCGAGCGGGAGGCTTCGATCTTCAAATCGTTCATCAAACGATGGCCAGATGGTCAGGCCGCACGAATCGCCAAGATCGTGTTCACCCAGTACGGGGGCGAATGGCATGGACGGGCGGTATCTCCAGTGACGTTTCGCAAGGACAACGACCCGTTCTTCGCAGAGGTCATTAGCGAACTGCTGGAGCGATAGTGGAGAAACTGCCCGAACTCCCGAAGGCCATCCGCATCCTAAAGCCCATCGAGGCCGAGATGCTCAACTCCACCGATGCGGGACGCAGATGGCGATCACCCAAAGAGTGCCTCGTCTGCGGTGCTACGAAGACGTTTCGTTGGTATTCACCAAAGCAGCCAACCGAGGTCGTGGACTGGGAGTGCAACTGCGCCGACCAATGGATCATGTATCGGTACTTCCTTGCTCACGGCATCCCCATCCGCTACCAGAAACTTGGATGGAGAGATACCCACGCCGTCAACAGCGCCTCGCTTCGGTCAATCGTGGAGTATGTCCAACAGGCCGAGGATCACATCGCTAACGGCACGGGGCTGTATCTCTACGGACCCAACGGAACGGGTAAGACCATGATTGGTAGCCTCGTTCTGAAAATCATGATGTCTCGTGGCTACAGCGGCTACATGACCACGTTCATCGACCTTATCGAGGGCAAGAAGGCTGGATTCGACGACGCCGAGGCAAAGGAGTGGTTTGTGCGTCAAGTGCGAAACTCGGACTTCTTGCTGATCGACGACCCCGGCAAAGAGCAGACTTCGGGTGAGCGCCAGATTGGGTTTCAGACGTCACTTCTTGACGAGGTAGTTCGTTATCGCAGCGGTATGCAGTTGCCAACTATCATCACGGCCAATTACTCGACAGACGTCTTTCGACAGAGGTATGGTGAATCCATCTCGTCCTTGCTGGCCGAAGGGCAGGTCCCCGTGGCGTTCTATGGGCAGGACTACCGTAAGGAGTTTGACGACTTGCAGGTCGAGATCAAGAACAAGGGGTTGAGCCGACCAATGATCATCCAGTGAGTAGCCTTTCCGAGCGCACGCTGTTCTACCTAATGCTTGACACGGACTCGATGAGCGTCCTGTCGCTAGAGGGACTAGACCCCGAGGTCATCCCGACCGAAGAACTGCGGCCCATCTATGATTGGTCGATTCGGTATTTCAATCAAGGTGGACGGGTCGTAGCACCGACGGCAGAACTGTACCGAAACTCGAAACTTGCCAACGGGCTGTCGATGTATGACGTGCTGGCCAAATACGACATCAAACTCGATGAGCCACTTGACGACGAACTTCCGACGGTGGAATGGGCGGTCGAGGAACTTCGATCCTCATGGCTGACCGCTAAGACCCACGAGTGGACTCGCCGTATGACTACGGCTGTCACCACGGCACTTCCCGAAGATCGTCAGAACGTACTAGCCGAGCACGCCACCGAACTCATCGGCCTATCCCTAACCCTAGAACCCAAGGTCAGCAGGATCGAAGTTGGAGAATCCGCCGCTGACATTTTGATCGACTACGCCCAACGCAAACTGAATCAGGGCGAGTTTCGGGGCATGGGGTTGGGGTTGCCTGACGTCGATCATTGGACGAATGGCATCCATTCCGGCGAACTAGCAATCATCGCTGCAGGACCCAAAACTGGTAAGTCGTACATGATCGATCATGTGGCCCTCAAAGAATGGGAAGCCGGTCGTGACGTGGCTCTTTTCACCCTCGAGAACTCTATCGAGATGACCCGTGACCGAATCGCCTGTATGGCATTGGGCATCAACCCTACCGATATCGATCGGGGACTGCTCACCCCCGAGGCGGAAGAAGCATTGGCTGATTGGGCAAGTGACTTTGCCAAGTCTGATACGAAACTCCATATCTTGAAGCCCGACGTCAAAGACTGCACCCCGGAACAGATCGTGATGAAAGCCCGCCTGCTTGGAGCGGAAAGCCTATTGATCGATCAACTGACGTTCGTGGAGCCTCCGTATCGTGACGAAAAGGCTCGCTACATCCAAATCCGTGACATCATGCACTCCATCAAGAACCTGATCTCTACCGGGCGGGACCAGATGCCATGCCTTATGGCTCACCAGATCAACCGTGAGGGCATGAGGATGGCTCGCAAGAACGGCTATCACCGAATGGATGACATGGCGGAGGGGTCCGAGGTCGAACGTACCGCCGACCTTTCGATGACCATGTTCGCATCCGAGGATCATCGGCTGGCCAATCGTTATCTGCTTCAGATCGTGGCATCTCGCCGTTCCCCGACGAACGCTTGGGACATCGCTTGGAACATCGAGACTGGTATCATGCGGGTGCACGGAGAGGCTGATATCGACCTGTGAGACGTGGTGCCGAGAACTTCACTCAAAACGATGGCGTCGGGCAAGAAGTTGCCCAGTTGCTGGCGCTCTCAGAAGATGAGCGACGAACGCTGTGCCTCGAACTACTTGAAGAATTTGGTGCCCAGAACATTAGTGAGCATGGTGACGAGATACTCCACTCGTGCTGCCTACCATTTGGTCATCATCGAAACGGCGATCAAAATCCCAGCGCCAATCTCAACTGGCGCAAACTGACGTATCACTGTCACGGGTGTGGCGAAGGTGGCGGTATTGCATGGTTCATCACAGTATGCCGTGGAGGGGACTATGCGGCCACGAAATCATGGCTCACGGGCCAGACGACGGTGGGCACACACGAGTCCTTACAGCGCCTCCTAGCGTACATGGACTCCCTCTATGCGACCCCTGAAACAGCATCTAACGTAGGTATCCCGTCGTATGATCCTTCGATCTTGGAAGCGTGGCAGTTTATTCATCCGTATTTGACCGAGGGGCGAAACATCCCCATCCCGAATATCATTCGCCTAAGTATCGGATACGACCCCCAGCAAGACCGCATCATCCTCCCGCATTTTTGGGAAGACCAACTCGTAGGTTGGCAAACTCGACAGATCAACGCTGACGGTGGTCCCAAATACAAGAACTCCCCCGACTTTCCCAAAAACGAAACACTCTACCACGCCCCAGATGTAAAGTCAAATCCCGTCGTAGTCGAATCGGTACTAAGCGTGGCATCAAAACTCCATCTTTGCCCCACCATGACGGCGACCTTCGGAGCATCGGTCACAGAGCGACAGTGCCATCTGCTTGCCCGCTACCCCCAAGTAACCCTGTGGTTCGACAATGACGCAGCGGGATGGAAGGCTACCGAAGAGGTCGGTTCATTCCTCATCCGATACACTAATGTCCTAGTAGTGGAATCCGAATGGGACGCCGACCCCGCTGATATGGACGACGAGGTGTTCTTGACAACCGTCGCCAACGTGGTACCGTTCTCGCTTTGGAAGTCACCAACTCAACTCAAAGGACTACCCCATGGCAATTCGTAAGTTTGGCACAGGAAAGATTCTCGAAGAAGGCAAGAACTCCCCCGATCCCATCGTGAAGGAAGCATCCTCCGATTGGACCGACGAGGACAGCCGTGAACTCGCTCAGGAGAACTCCGACGAGCGATGAGCGGAACCTACCTGCCCCGCCCGAGCGAGCAGGAACAGGCCGAACTCAAAGAGAGGTCTTACGATCCGACTCGTCCCGTGCTCGTCGGTATTGGACCCGTAGAGTTTGCGACCACGCTTGCACTAGAGGCGTTCCCAGCAATCATCTGGGACGTGAATGGCTACTACCGAGACTTTGGGATCGGCAAGAAGGCCACCCGTAAAGAGATCAAGGCTCGGTATCAAGAACTCCAAGGTGACTCATCTGTCCGCCTAACGATGATCGCTTCGGTTTTGCTCAACGCTACCGAGCGCCTGCGCTACGACACCACGCCATTAGGCGAGCACTATTTCGACGCCGAAGTCGAAGAAGCCATCCGCAACAAAATTGCCGATGCGGGGCTGGGCCAACCGGCAGGTGACGGGGACGATCACGCCCCCAGCATCTCCGAAATCATCGAGCGCAATCGAGACCAGCGAGAAATCGAACTAACGGCAGCCCCCAAGCGAGACCATTGGTCGTATTACCAACTGGGCACCGAAGTCCATGATCCTGACCGCATGGCTAAGTGGCGTGCATCTCTTTCCAAGGCGTGCTATGGTACCGCCCACGAGCAGCCACGATGGCTGTCCGTAGGGTTTATGTCCGGCGAGGAAAAGTGTCGAGTGGTGGCCGTTGGCTATCGCACGGTGTTCTTCCTCAACGTCGAGCACGAGCCTACCGATGTGCTAGCATTGGAGGCGTTCCACTTGTGGGACACCCAAATCAACACCAAATAACCCAATCAAACCCAAGGAGCAACACATGTCAACCCCAACCCCGTCATTCCGTCGTGGAGCGGCAGCCGTAAAGGCCGCAACCTCCAGCGACTTTGCACCTTTCCAGAAGACCGAGTATCTCTCGATCAAGTCTGGTGAGAAGGCGCTCGTCCGGTTCCTGACCGACTACGACGCTGCTACCGATCCCCGTAGTGGGGAACTCGTCGGTGGATGGCTCGGTGTCAAGCAGCACCAGAACATCAGGACCCGTCCCCAGCCCGCCGACTACAAGGGCACGTCGTGGCCGCAGCGCATGGCTGCCCCCTGCCGTCGTGACCCCAACTTTGCGGGCATCTACGACGACTGCTACATCTGCGACGTCATCAAGCCTGCCGACCCGTTCGTCAAGGCTCCTTCACACCGCCTGTACGCACTTGGCGTTCTCCGTGAGGAAGTCGTCGTCGATGGCAAGCGTGTGATTCGTGACCAAATGCGAAAGGTCACTCGTCGGGACGCATCCGGTGGCGAGACCGAGATCGAGGAGCCTCGTATCGTCGTGGTGAACATGGGCAAGAAGAACTTCTTCGACCCCCTGTCCGCATGGGCTACCCGTTTCGGCACCATCCTTGACCGTGACTACGAGATCACTCGTCAGGGCGATGGCCTCGAGACGACCTACCTCATCATCCCCGAGATGGAGCAGCAGACCGCTCAGAAGGCCGATGGCACCACCGAGGTGTTTGACCTTCGAGAGAGCGAGTTCATGGCTCACTACCTCCCCACGGCAAACGAGGTCGGTTACGCCAAGGCTTCGGACCTGTATCTGGAGCCCATCATCACGGAGAAGACCACGGACGAGTTCTACGGCAAGTTCTTCGACCCGACGTACAACGGCCCTAACCAGCCAGCGTCGGCGCCCGTGAGCGCACCTGCCGAGGATTGGGTCACCGAGACCCCCGTGCAGTCCTACGCAGAGGCTGCCCCGGCACCAGCCCCGGCACCGCAGCCCACCGCTGCCAATCCGGTGACTGACGTGGATCAACTCAAGGCGATGATCGAGCAACTGCAGAACTCGTAGTTGCCCTTCTCTCGAGAGGGTGGCGTCACGGCGTTTGGTATGGGAGAGGTCCTGCCAACCGTCGTGGCGTCATCCCCTCGACTTGCTTTGCCCACACCACATCACTAAGGTCGCCCTATGCACATTCTGCAGGCGTTTGGTGGGCACGCAGCGCCGGATCAACAGTTCCCCATCCCCTCTATCATTGAGGACGATGATGGCTACCGCATCCTGCTAGCACGGTCAGACGTGCCGGTAAAGGATCGGGTGCAGCAGCAGGCTGACGATCTTGGCGTGGCGTTCACCTACTACGCCGATTCACAAATCGCTATCCGAGACGGAATCTCGTATTCCCTCTCTCCGATTCCTTCATTCTTTGAGGTGGTTGGCGCAACACCAATCGCCGACGCTATCGATTCATCCCGATTCGTTCACCTGCACACCCACTCCGAGTTCAGTGCGCTCGATGGATTTAGCACCATCGACGAAATCGTTGATTCGGTCGTGGCAGACGGTCAGTCAGCCGTAGCCATCACCGACCATGGTGTGTGCGCCGGTCACCCCTACCTCCAAGCAGCGGCGGACAAGGCTGGCATCAAGCCCATTATGGGCATCGAGGCGTACTTCGTCGACGATCGATTCCGGCGACCGATTGGTCTAGAGGGTCGTCGTCGCTCGGAGTTGACCGAAACAGAACTAGCGGCATACGAGCAAGACTCCGCCGAGGTCCGTGATTATTGGCACTTGATTCTTCTGGCCGAGACCGACGTGGGCCTCCGAAACCTGTGGGCCATGTCTACCGAGGCTCATCGGGACGGGTTCTATCGTCACCCCCGATTGGACTGGGATACCCTTCAGCGCCATGCTGAGGGCGTCATTTGCATGACGGCGTGCCTTCGTGGTCCCGTGAGCCAAGCCATCCTTCACGGCGATCTTCAAACTGCCGTCGCCCGGACCAGCCGTCTTCAGGCAATCTTTGGCGACCGGCTCTACATGGAGATTCACACCAACACCGAACCGGAGCAGCGACAGGTCAATATCGCTCTCGTGGCTATTGCCCAAACGCTATCTGTGCCTGTGGTGGCCGTATCGGACTCGCACTATTCATGCCACTCCCACAAGGACGCCCACAAAGTTTGGATCGCCGCCCAGACTGGAAACTCAATCAACGACGATTCCGGGCTGTTTGACGGCAACGCCGAGTACCACTTGTTCACAGAGGCCGAAGTGCGAGAATCCCTGTCCTACCTACCACCTGACGTAGTAAACGCCGCTGTGTCGAACACAGGGGCCGTAGCGGACCGTTGTGACGTGACCCTCAAGCGCAACCCAGACCCCCCAAGGTTTCATGCTGACGGAACCGATGCCAAGGGCTTGCTCGACCTGTGCATGGCGAACTGGGAACGCAAGACATCTGGCAAGTCCAAGCCTCAGTCTGAATACATCGCACGGTTCCAAAACGAGATGGGGCTGCTTATGGAAAAGCAGTTCTGTGGCTATTTCCTTATGGTGGCCGACTACTGCCTTTGGGCAAAGGATCATGGGATCCTAGTAGGACCCGCTCGAGGATCGGGTGGAGGGTCTTTGGTGGCCTATCTCAGTGGCATCACCGAACTTGATCCCGTGGAGTGCGACCTGCTCTTCGAGCGGTTTATGACCAAAGGCCGGAAAGAACTGCCCGACTTCGATGTGGACTTTCCCTCGAGCCGGATTGACGATGTGTATCAGTACGTCATCGACCGATGGGGAGAGGATCACGTCATTCGAGTCGGTACCCATCTTCGTTTGAAGAACAAGTCGGTCATCCGCAAACTGGCGTCTGCCCTCAAGGGTTCTGTAGACGTGGACTGGAACGACATCGAGGCCGTCTCAAAGATCATCGACTCTGCCGAAGCCGGGACCGCAGGCGTCGGGTTGCCATGGGACGAACTGTGGGCTACCTATGGCGACCAACTAAACACCTATCGGGCAAAGTACCCCACGCTGTTTCACTATGCCGATCTTTTCGTAGGCCGACTCAACGCCTACGGGAAGCACGCAGCAGGCATCGTCATCTCCTCCGACGAGACCCTTACCGACCGCCTGCCCCTGCGTCTGGGCGATGATGGCCGGTTCATCTCCGAGTACGACATGAACGCACTCGCAGATATGGGGCTGGTGAAGTTTGACTTTCTTGGCATCCGTACCCTCGACACCCTGCAAATCTCGCTCGACCTCATCAAGTCCCGGCATGGGGTAGACATTGACATCTACAACTGGCGAGACGAATATGACGACGAGTCGGTCTGGGACCTTATCTGCAGCGGCAACACGCTCGGGCTGTTCCAAATCGAAACGGGAGCAGGCACTCGTCAAACGAAATTGATCCAGCCCCGTAGTCTGCACGAACTAGCAGACGTGGTGACGCTGGACCGACCGGGACCAATGCGCTCGGGTCTCGATAAAACATATCTTGCTCGCAGGAACGGCAAGGAGCGGGTCACCTATGCCGACCCCCGTCTCGAGCCCGTCCTCAATCGTTCTTACGGAGTCATCATCTATCAGGAGGACATCATGCAGACCTGCATGGTGCTCGCTGGATACGATTCCGAAGAGGCCGATAACGTCCGTAAGATTCTTGGCAAGAAAAAGATCGAAGCGGCCAAAATCGAAGGGCGTAAGTTTGTAGCCGCTGCCATTGAGCGAGGCATGGACTCGGACGCTGCGGAGGCACTGTGGGAACTCATGGAGGAGTTTGCCCGATATGCCTTCAACCGTAGTCACGCCTTTGGTTATGCGATGCTGGCCTACTGGACGGCATGGATGAAGAAGCATTATCCGTTGGAGTTCTACACGGCGTGCATGAGTACGGTTGACAAGAATCGTCTCGGGGAGTTCATCGTGGACGCCAAACGTGCGGGCATCAATGTTTCGCCCCCAGACATCAACCGCTCGGGCGTAGATTTCACGCCCTCGGAGCAAGGGATTCTGTTCGGTCTTGGAGCGGTAAAGGGCATTGGCACCAAGGCTCAACCTTTGGTGGAGGGTCAGCCCTATACCTCAATCGAGGACCTTCGGTCGAGGGTTACGGTTGGGCCAGACGGCAAGACAAAGAAGTTGGCTGACTCCGGCACCCTAAAGACGCTAAATCGTATCGGCGCCCTAGAGTCGTTGCATCCCAATCGCAGGGCCGTAGAGGTCATGCTGGAGGCCGATGCGGTCAAGGGCAATCAAAAGTGCATCCACTACGATGCCTCGTTCCGTTCCGAAGGCGTTCCCGAAGGCTGCACGTTTGATTGGACGACGGAGCCTGTGACGATCGGCAAGCGTGGGAATCCACTAAAGCCTAAGCCCGTACCCAAGCGATGCACCGTGGCCTGTCGTCACTACGAGGAGCGTTCAAACGAAATCGGTGATATCGATCCTTACTCCGACGAGGAGGTAAGGAACTTTGAGATGGAGTACCTCGGGAACTACCTTTCGTCCACCCCGTTCGATCGAATCAACGATGACTTCGCTGCCGAGGTCAAAAAGGCGTCCGAGTTGGAGGCGTACGAGTTCTACGAAAAGGCCATGACAGCAGGCATCGTCAAGCGCATGACGGAGAAACTCGACCGCAACGGGCGCTCGTTTGGCATCGTGACATTGTTCGCCCAAGATGGTATGTTGGACGCAATCTGCTTCCACGACTCTTGGCTATCGGTCAAGTCCAAGGCGCACCTCGGTGACCTTGTGCTAGCCATGACCAAGAAGAATCATCGGGGCTACCAGATCCTAGATATCGAAACAACACAACCCAAGGAGCAACACCAATGACAGCAGCAGCCACATCCAAGACCACCATGAAGGGCCTCGACAAGTTCGTCGACAAGTTTGAGAAGACCTTCGGCGCTGGCACCATCCAGCGCAGCGAAAAGCCCAATCCTTACGAGGTACTTTCCACCGGATCACTGGCGCTCGACTATGCGCTCGGGGTCGGTGGCTACGTCGAGGGACGTATCGTCGAAATCTGGGGACCCGAAGGCGTTGGCAAGACCACGCTGTCCATGATGGCGGTGGCCGAAGCCCAGCGTAAGCACCCCGACAAGCACGTTGCATGGATCGACATGGAGCAGGTCTGGGACGACAACTGGGCCGTGCAGCACGGTATCGAGTTGGACCGCTGCCTGCTGTTCACTCCGTCATCCGCCGAGGATGTGGCCGACGCTGTGAAGGAATTCCTGTCGTCGGGGTTGTTTAGCATGGTCGTCCTCGACTCCGTAGGGGCGATGATCCCCGAAAAGGAGAAGGAGAAGGGCGCCGACGAGGCTACGGTCGCCATCCAAGCCAAGATCGTTACTCGCATGGTCAAGATCGCTGCGGTGGCCGCTCGGCAGAACAACTGTACGTTCATCATCATCAATCAGGTTCGTGCCCAAATCAGTTTCCGAGGTGGCACCACCACGGGTGGAGGGTTTGCCCTCAAGCACGCATCGTCGTTCAAGTTGAAGTTGGCTCGTACCGGCACCACACCGTTCGAGGCCACCATCGAGGGCGAGAAGCGAGTGGTCGGTCACGAGATCAAGATCAAGGTGGAGCGCAACAAGGTCGCCCCGGCCTACCGTGATGCAACGGTGGTCATGTTCAACCAGCCGTCGAAGTTCGGCCCAGTCGGCATCGACCGAGTGGACGAGGCTGTCACCGTGGGCATCAAGACGGGCATCATCAAGGCCGCTGGAGCGTGGTATGACGTGCCGGGACTCCCAGATCGGGTAAATGGTCGAGAGGCCATCATCAAGGCGCTACGGGCCAATCCTGACGCTCTCGAGGCAGTCCGTGCGGAGGTCTTGAAGACTCGGGAGCACGAGATCATCGTGGACGAGTTGGACGACGAAGACTTCCCCATGGTGAACGAAGATGGCGAGATCGTCGAGGCCTTCTAGTGACCAGCCAAAACAAGCGAATGGGCGATACCCATGAGGCTTGGCTGATCGAGATGCTAGGTGGGCGTCAATCACCCGGTAGCGGTAACCAATGGCGCAATCCTATGGACGGTCGCCACAACCGATACGAACAGCAGTTCGCATGGGCGTGGGACGGCAAGTCCACTAGGTCCAAGTCGGTTTCGGTCACCCGAGACATGCTCAACAAAGCCGTGGAGCAATCTGACGGCGAGCGCCCAATGATCGCCCTTCGGTTCTATGACGATGACCGACTTCGGATTCACGAAGATTGGTTCGTAATTCGGGCAAGTGACTTTATCGAACTCCAAGAAGCGGCTGTCACATCCATCGAGTACGATGCCGACTCAAACGAGGAGCGCGCATGAGCGAATTCAGTTTCAAGAGGGTCATCAAGTCCGCCCACCGTGGCGACCAGTTTCTGCCGGTCATCCAATCGTACTTGCACAACCAGAACTTCCCGGACTTTACGGTCAAGGTCCATGGCGTGCAAAATCGACCACCGGACAACTGGTTCCACCCCAGTACCCATCCTCTTTGGCCTGAGCGGCAACTTTATTACTACCTCACCCAACCCGAAGGCCTCATTGCCAACCGGCTCGATCCTTTGGGCGTCCTTGCTGTGACGGCGGGGAATTTCTGGCACTCGTTCATGGAGGTTTGCCTCATGGACGCCGGATTGCTAACGGCTACCGAAGTCCCGCTCGAGGACGCCGAGGTGATGAGCCGAGGTCACATGGACGGTCAATGCGCCGACCCCGAAGAGGGCTTTGAGTTCAAGACCATGAATGGCATGAAGATGGGCAAGATCGCCGAAGGACCGGCTTCCTCGAAAGAGGTCCAAGACTCTTGGAAGGCTCTCGTTCCCGTTTACGCAGCGCAAGCGCAGGAATACATGAGGATTGCCGGATTGAAGCGTCAGCGGTTCCTCGTTATGAACACGGCCTATCCATTTCCAATGCGAGAGATCGTTCTTGATTATGACGAGCGGGCAGCGATGGAAGTTCGTGACAAGTACGCACGGGTCCGTCAAGCCGTAGCGGATCAGCGCCTCCCCGGAGCGTGCTGCAACCCCGGCAGCCAAGAAGCGAAGCAGTGCTTTGCTAGGGCGGTCTGTCCGGTGGGCCAGATGTGAGTGACTTTAGCGCCCTCAATCAGTTCAGGCCTGCTGCGAAAGTAACGGAGTCCGACGAGACGCCCCCCAAGTCCTTTCGGTGGACCGGAAACGGCGTCATCGTAGCGTTTGACCAATCGCTCGCAAACTCGGGCTACGTCGTCGCTGAGGTGGCTCAGAAACGACTAAGCGTGATGGCGTCTGGCACGATCCATACCGTCACCACCGGAGGGCGCAAGTCATGGACCGATACTCTTTATCGGGCACGGGAACTTATTGAACCGATGGGCGCTGTTCTGGCTGAGTACCAGCCCGTGCTCATCATCCACGAGATGCCTCCTATCGGAAACTCACGATCGATGCGCCGACCCGACTCGTCCATCCTGTCATCGCTTGCCCTGTGGGTGGCGGCGGGAGAAACCCCGATTCGCATGGTCGATGCACGAGCAGCAAAGAAATACTTGACAGGCAAGCCCGGAGCCACTAAGAAAGAGGTACGCACCGCCCTCGAGAAGAGACTCGGTGACGTATTTCAAGCCCCCGATTTACGCAAAAACGAACACACCTATGACGCATTAGCGTTGCTCATCACGTTTATTCACAAGGAGTCCAAATGACCATCCACACCACCCGAGCATCAGGCAAGACTGCGGCGACCGAAGAGACCGAGGCGAAGGCCAAGGAGTTCGACACGCTTTCTACCGCAACCCTCCCCGAAGAGGATTCCCGCAAATGGAAGTCACCGGGCTTTCAGCGGATGAGAATGGATTGGCGGTCGGAGGATCGCACGGTCATGGATCGGGCGAAGGGGTCCGTCGATGGCTGGATGCAGCGTGAGTTTGCCGACGCCTACCGCCTGCTCTATCAGGTCTACAGCGTGGTCAGGGTTCCCATGGTGGACGAGAACGGCGAAATCGCTCACGACGCTTATGGCCAGCCCATGTGGCAGCGTGACGAGTCCGGTTCATACATTGAGGACTTCAACCGGCTGACGTTCAAGGACAAAGAGAACTTCATGTTCTCGCTGACCACCCGACTCGTGCTGTGGGAGCAGCGTGCAGCCGACGCATGGGGCGAGGCCATGTTCTCCAAAGCCATGTGGGAAGAGTCTCACGCCATCGGGTTCGACGCCCCGAAGCAAGGCACGGTGGACAATCGGAACGCCAAGGCCACGATCGACAGTCGTGAGGATCGGTACTTTGCCATCCTGCTGACCTATCGTTCTCGCAAGGCCGAGTCGTTCGTCAAGTCGCTTTCGCTGCTTGCCCAACGCCTCAAGGACAGCCTCGTAGCGTAACACGTTCTTCATTCAATGATGATGCGAGGTTGGTGATTTCTCCACACCCAGTCCTGATACCTTGGACCTAGACCAAATTGGTCAAAACAAGGTGCAAGGACACGGATGGACGTAGCGACACTGCGGGAGATATTCCGCAACTTCCGTCAATGGGAAAACCTTCGGGAGACTGAATCGTTAGAAACCCTCGTTGGTCCTGACGGCGAGGAATACAATTTCCACGACATCAAGTTTCTTTACGAAAACCTAAGCGTGCTGCCCAAACGGCAAGCCGAGGCCATCCACCTCTACCTCATTGAGAACATGAGGGAGCGTGATGCGGCGACCGAGATGGGTCTTTCGCCGACGAATCCGATCGGTATCTACGCCTCTACCGGCATTGCCAAACTGATCGACCTCAATGAGCGGGGGCTAATCCCCAGATATCGGGTGATAGTCAATGGCTAGAATGCGCTATGGCACGAACAAGGCTCTCGAAGAGCAGGCGGATGCCCTTATCAAAGAATCCCTTCAGGGCGTCACTAGCCACAAAGAAAAGTCCGACATCTTGACTCCGTGGAAGTGGGCTGACCGTCATCGACGGGAGGTCTATACTGCGCAGGGGACGCCAGATGAGTCGATTCGCAAGGGAATGTTCCACCGGGTCGCCAATCGTGCACGCCCTGACCTAAACAGTAGGGATGGCCTTGCTAGGGCCAATCGGAACCTTTCTCGAACGAACGACAGGAACAATGACTGAGATTCGCAATGAGGCATTTGCCACTGTTGAGCACAACGGCCTAGAGTTTCCTCAGCGTTACGAACCTAGATGCAATACCTGCCGTCATAGCGCCCGTCTGCTGATTGAGAACTGGTGGGTCGAAGGGCTTCGCCCGTCGCAGATCATTGAGCGCCTTGGCGACGAGCCCGGAATCAACGAGCGCAATATCTCGGCGCACATGAACGCTGGCCATGCTCAAACGAACGAGATGGGGCTCATGCTCCAGCGGGCGGCAGAGCAAGGCGTGACCTTTGAAACGCTCGAGCAAAACAAACGTGCTGGGCTGTTCGCCGCCGAACTAGCAGTCGACAAGTTCCGTATGCGTCTAGCCGATCCCGAATTCCAGCCAGACTTCAAAGATGGATTGGCAGCCATCAAACTCCTCAACGAACTTACCGGAGCCGTTGAGGGAGATGGATTCGATTCCAACGATGTGTTCGTCATCCTCTCGACGTTCTTGGCCCACACTCGCACCGTGCTAACTCGTTACATTCCGATGCAGGTCGAGGATGCAATGCACCACCTTGGGTTGCTCTTTGAGCAAGACCCCGTGCTGCGACAAATCATTGATCGAACCTCCGAAGCGGAATCCACCACGGGCATGTTCTCGGAACGGGATCCCGAGCAATACGTCGACGCCGAAATCATCGAAGAAACTCCGGCTGGCACTCCCGACGTTGAGGTGGTAGAGTCATCAAACGAGGAAGGCGATTGGGAGTCGTACTTCGAATAGTTCGAAGTAGGAGCCCTCGCCGCTACATAAGGAGAGGCAATGTTCCTACGAGACACACCACAGCACACGGTCGGGGATCTGTATGATCTCATCGCACCACCCACCATGACGGCTACCGTCCTGACGAGCAGGATTGACGTAGACCTGACTCGGGAAAACGTCATCAAGTACCGTGACGACGAGGGTCACGTCAGCGAGATCAACGCCAATGGCAATGGCGTCCTTGCTATCGGCAACTGGCTGAACGTCCCTACGCCGTTCTTGGCCCGACTGGACGCAGATGTGCAGGAGAACCTGCTCAACGCCCTCCTGTCCCGCCAGAGCGACACCACGGCCACCTTGAGCATCGTTGAGGACGAGGGTCTTGTGGACTTGGCTGCCCCAAACCACCTGAAGATGGATCCCCGTCACCTCATCGACATCGCTGGCGAAGTCGTCGGCCATGACGCCGAGGTCGTGGAGTACCGTCGTGATTCGATGGGCTATGCGTTTGACCTGATCGTCTCGGGATCAAACGGGCGTGCCGTTGGTGGGGATGCCCACGTTGGCGACCTCACCCGTGGCGGTCTTCGGTTTGGGCAGGACACCAAGAAGGGTCTGGCCCCGTGGGTCCAGCGATACCTTTACCGGCTCGTCTGCACGAACGGCATGGAGATCCCCGACCACGGGTTGAAGATCGACGCTCGTGGGCACGACATGGAGTCGCTCATCGAGTCCCTGACCGAAAAGGCGCATGAGGCGTTCTCCAAGGTGAGTGGCGACATCGATTCGTTTTACCACCTTCGTACCGTGCGGGTCTCCAACCCCGAGCGCACGCTCGTCCGGCTGGCCTCCGAGTACGGAATCTCCGCACGGACGCTGGCATCGTTGCTGGCCGAGTTGCCCGAGTACCTTGCCGAGGATGGCACGGCTACGCAGTTTGACCTCGTGAACCTCATCACGAATGCTGCAAACGCCAACCACCTTTCCAACCGTCCCGGCGCACGTCGGGCGCTGGAGTCCATCGGTGGTCTTATCACCCACGACGAGGCAGCCCGGTGCACGCAGTGTGCATCGAAGTTGGTCCTCTAAGGAACCTTTCGGGCGGGTGTCCGGGTCGTTACTAGACTTCCACAGTAGCGATCCGGGCACTTAGTCCGAGAAGTGGAAAACTTGTGGCATAATGGAGTCCTAATGTCTGACGCCCCACTTATTGACCTGTACGACTCAGAAATCCTTGCTGCCGAAAAGGTGCTAGAGAGACTTCATGAGAAGCAGCGAAAGTCTACCAACCTCGAAGCGTTTCGCAAGGAGATCATCGAGCGATTTGCCGAGATTGGCCTGAAGGTTGACGTCAAGGTATGGACGACCAATCAAGATGGCGTCTTTGGATTCGAGGTAGAGATCACTGGTCGTACCGAGGCCGTGAACTGGGATCACGATCGCCAAGTTCACGAGGTTCGCACCGACATCTTGGACCTGCTGCCCGAATCCGAAAAGGGCCAATGGATCAAGTCGAAGGCGGGCATCGACATGCCCCCCGGCCACAAGCACTAACCCGGTGGCGAAGTTCTCGCTACCAAGCCACGTCAATCCCATTGAGGCGGCTATCGTTGAGCACACCAAAGTCGGTGAAGCACTCCGAGTTCCCGACATCATGGAGTTCGTGCTATCGGATCGATATCTCAACCGACCGAACATCTACCCCCGTCAGGCCACCCTGCTAAAGACGATCTTTATGCAGGACGAACTTTACACGGACTATGACTACGAAGTCCTCGAAGAATGGTCCGACGGGTTTTCGCTCAACACCACGCCCAATGAAGAAGGCGTCTGGCGCTACCAAGGAACTACGGGCATCCAACCCGACATCCTGCAACGAATCCACCTGAACAAGGCCGAAGGGCGAAAGTGGTTTCGTGAATGCGTGGTCGTGATTGGACGACGTGGTGGCAAGGGCTATCTAGGGGGTCTTTGCGGAGCCTATGTGCTGTGGAACTACATCTGCAAGATGGACCCCCAGCGTGAATACGGCGTAGACCGAGACAAGCGACTCGTCGGTTTGGTATTTGCCGGTAAACTTAATCAAGCCAAGACCGAGCAATGGTCTGACTTGGCAAAGGTCATTCAGGGTTCGACGTGCTTTGCCCCGTTCATTAGCCGAGTGCAGGCTGAATCGATCTCGCTTTACTCGCCCCATGATCTTGTCCGCAACCGTGAACTCGAACTTCGTGGGATCAAGTCGGACGTGGACACGGCTACTTTTCAGATTCTTCCGAAGGAATCCACCATGATGTCTGGTCGTGGTCCGGCAGCCTTCATGCAGTATTACGACGAGATGGCTCACGTTTCCACCACGACGGCAAAGTCGTCTGCTGAGATGGTGTATCAGGCCGCTACCCCGGCACTTGACCAGTTCGGTCTCGACGCTTTCCTTTATGAAGGATCGTCCCCATGGCAGATGAGCGGGCAGTTCTACGAAAACTGGTTGCACTCCCTCGAGGTTGACGCCGCCACTGGCAAGCCTGTCTACCCCGAGATGCTCATGGTGCAACTAGCCTCATGGGATCCCTACAAAGACTGGGAAAGGGCGCCCGTCCTGCACGTCAAAAAGGGATGGCCAGAGCGATTTTCGCCCCTCAAGCGGGCGGTGCAGGAATACGACGACAAGATGAAGCGCCTAGAGCGGGCAAATCCCGAGACGTTTGCAGTAGAGAGGCGATCGCAATGGGCCGCTTCCCAAAATGCCTACCTCAACCCGGACCGAGTGCGAGCCATGTTTGCCCCTTATCAGGGTGAGACGCTGCAAATGAAAACTAGCGGCCACATGCAAAACGTCTACGTCGCTCACGTCGACCCATCCAAGTCTGGCGCTAACACGGGTCTAGCCGTGGCTCACCTCAGCGACGAACCCGATGAGCGAGGTTTCCATCACGTCATTTTTGATCTAATCAAGCACTGGACGCCGGGAGACTTTGACGGCCAGCACGGACTGCCCGACAACGGCAAAGAGATTGACTACGTTTACCTCGAAGAATGGCTGAACAAGAACGTCACCGACGCTTTCATGCCCGCAGACTTTACGTTTGACCAATTCGACGCCTCGATCATTCAGCGCATCCGCAAGTACGCCCGAGATAATCGTCGTCCCCGGTCCACTAAGGTCTATGAGCGCACAGCAACGAAGCAAGTCAACTGGAAGATGGCGGAGACGTTCAAGACCGCTCTAGGACTAGGGATCATCCACGCCCCGTACTACGAGCAGGCCGAACTAGAGATGATCTACCTGCAAGACGTGGGCCACGAACGAGTGGACAAGCCTACCGAGGGGCCAATTCAGACCAAGGACGTCTTTGACGCTATCGCCAACGCCGTCTACACTTTGATTGGCGAAGAGATGGCTGCGTTCCTGAACGATGAGTTCATGGGCTTTGGACTTTCGGGATATCTACCCGGTGGTGTCCAGCCATTCGGGTCCGAGATGAGTGGATCCGACCCCGAGGCTGAGGATCTTTTCAGTCAATTCCGAGAGATGAACACACGACGGGGCGACCAATATGCCCACAGTAGCCCCTCACGGGTCATACAGCGCCCCGGATCAGGCAACTGGTCCCCTAGTAACCCTTTCAATCCTCGTAGCCGTGGGTGGTAGAATAGGAAGGGCTACAGCCATGCCTTTCTTTCAAGGAGCATAGATGCCGGGTCTCATCATCGACCTTTCGAGCAACAATCCCCACCCAATCGACTTCAACGCCGTCAAGGCGTCAGGGGTCTCGGCTGTGATTGTCAAGGCTACCGATGGGACCGGGTACACCAATCCTTACTACGCATCCGACATCGCCGCTGCAAAGGCTGCCGGTCTTGATGTGGCTGCGTATCACTTTGCCGAGTTTGGCGACCCGGTCGCTGAGGCTCACTATTTTGTTTCGGTCGCTGGTGCAAACGCCAAGGTCCTTGACATTGAGACTTCGACCAACACGGCATGGATGCAGGCTTTCCGAGCGGCAGCCCCCTCGGTCACCATGCTTTACGGGTCTGGCTCAAGCCTTCCTCGAACGATCTTTCCCCTCAACTGGGAAGCATCTTACGGGAACGCAACCCCAGTAGGTCTGTGCCAGATGTGGCAATACACCGACGCACTTAGCGTGAACGGCATCTCAGCGCCCGTCGATGCCTCTCACTGGCAGGCCAATCAGGCCCTTTACGACTCGTTCTTTGGAGTAGATACTCCAACTCCGACCCCAACCCCAACTCCGACCCCCGAAGGGACCGAAATGGCCGTTACGCCGATCATCACCAATTTCAAGCCCGGAATGAAGCACCTGTTCCAAGTTTCGCAAGGTGCTCTTTACCACAAGTATTCGCAGGACGCCACTGGCAAGTGGGCCAACGAGGTCATCGCCGGACCTGTAAACCCGGTATCGAAGATTGCTATCACGGTTCCGAACCAGACCCCTCAATACGTCATCGTCAACGGGCAAATCCTCGTCACGATCGAAGACAGCCGTGGGTTCGTTTTCGTCTTTGCTCAGGACGTCACTGGCTCCACTTGGGGCGCCCTGCAACTTCCTTAGTGGATCCCTGTGCCTCGCAAAAAGCAAAAGCGGTGCCTCCGCTGTAACCACGTCTACTCATTTCACAGGAATGGTAGGTCTCGTTGCACGGTCACAAACTGCGATTGCAAAGAATGGGAGGGCGAGAAGGAATGAGCAGTTGGCGTCGCCCCCAGCCGTTCGTTCGCTCGTTTGTGGACGCCGCTGAGTTTGACGAGCGGTATGGTGTCGTTGAGGAAGTCCTCAAAGAACTCGGCCACATTCCCGACCCTGACGCCCTCGCCCAAAAGGTCCGAGACATCGGGATTGAATTGGTTTCACTAGAATTGCCATGCCAGCAGATTGCCCATTGCGAGTCATCGACACCCGATGCTCGGACGCTCGCTGAAGATGTGCTAGAACGGGTCGAGGAACTACGGGATCAAGTGGCAACGCTTTCCGTAGATCTTCAAGAAATCAGAATCATTGCCGATATCGCCCAAAGTGGCAAGGGAGAGGTAATAAATGCCAGAGGACGGTCCTCGTCAGCCTGACCTAACCGACAACGCAAAGGTCATCTTTGACCTTCGGTACTCTCGCAAGGATGAGTCCGGTAATCCTACCGAGACCCCTGCGGATGCCATCAAGCGGGTCGCTGACAACGTAGCCATTTCCGGTGTGCTTTATGGAAACGAGCCCACCGAAAAGGTAAGTCTAGCAAAGCATCGGGAAATTGTCAAGTCAGAAACCGATTACGAGTTTCCCCTTCGCACGGCTTTTCGGCAGCACTCCTATCTCGTCTCTCAAAATCGGGTTGCTCAATCGCTCGACGATCTTTTCAAGTCTGGTCGCACCAAGTATCGGGCACGGGCCAAGAAGTACGCCGACCTACTGACCGACTTGGTGTTGGTGCCTAACTCCCCGACGTGGACGGGTGCAGGTACGCCGCTGGGGCAATACGCAGCATGTTTCGTCCTCCCTATTGAGGATGATCTGGGACGGACTGATCGATCGATCTTCTCCACCATGAGGAACGCTGCTCTGATTCAGCAAACGGGCGGCGGTAACGGCTTTGACTTTTCGGATCTTCGCCCTAAGGGTGCGGTCGTCAAGGCATCCATGGGCCAGTCCAGTGGTCCCGTGTCTTTCCTGAAGGTCTACGACGCTGCATTCGGCTCCATCGGCCAAGGCGGAACACGTCGAGGCGCAAATATGGGAATCCTTCGCATCGACCACCCCGACATCAATGAATTCATCGACGCCAAGTTGGTTGAGGGCGAGATTGCCAATTTCAACATCAGCGTGGCCATCACGGATGAGTTCATGCGGGCTATCGAGATGAATGCACCCCAATTTGATCTGAAGTTTAAGGATGAGGTGTACGACACCATCGCCCCCGAAGAACTTTGGGATCGGCTTATCGACGGAGCATGGACGCTGGGTGACCCCGGCGTGTTCTTCGTAGATGCCGCAAACCGCCAAAACCCATGCCCCACTCGCTATACGTTGGCCGCAACGAATCCATGCGGTGAGCAAAGTCTTCCTCCCTATTCCAATTGCTGCCTCGGTGCTATTGCCGTGAACAGGTTCGTCAAGGACGATGGCACCTACGATTGGAAGGGCCTTCAGGAGGCCATCCATCTGTCTGTGCAGTTCCTCGATGACGTCGTGGATGCCAACCGCTACGTCCCCGATGTACCGGAGTTGGAGCAGGCAGCCATGAACGAGCGCCGCATTGGTCTTGGCATCATGGGCCTTGCCGATGCTCTTTTGGAGATGGGCATCGCCTACGACGGTTCGGATGGTCAGGACTTCACCGATCAGATGATGGAGTTCTTCCGGTATCACACGATGATCGCTTCTATCGAGCGTGCTCGTGAGCGAGGTCCGTTCGGTTGGATCAAGGACTCAATCTATGATCCCGAGTTGCACTCGGCAAACAAAGAGGGCGCCACGGTAACCCGTCCCGATGAAAAGGGATCGTTTGAACTGTGGTCCCGTCCTGAGTCAATTTGGGACCTTCTGAACCCGGACGCCACCCGCATTGATTTCGGGCGCCCAGAGGTCAACTGGGACGCTGTGGCGGAAGGTATCGCTAGGTATGGCATTCGCAATGCCTGCCAGACCACTATTGCACCGACGGGGACCACCTCAAACATCGCAGGTCTCGAAGGATCGGGTTGCGAGCCGTTGTTTGCTTTGGCTTACCAGCGCCGTGTGATGCAAGAGGGTGAGAACATCGTTCTCGACTATCTCAGTCCCTTGTTTGAGAAGGCTCTTGACGACTATGGGATTGGCGCTAACAAGGACGCTATTTTGGCAGCAGTTATGGCCAACAATGGATCCTGTCAGGGCGTCCCGAACGTGCCACTTGAAATTCAGCGGGCTTTCGTGGTAGCATCAGACATCGCACCGAAGGATCATGTCGGGATTCAGGCTATCTGCCAAGCGTGGATCGATAACGCCATCTCTAAGACGATCAATTTGCCCAATGAGGCAACCCGTGAAGACGTCGCCTACATCTACCAACTGGCGTGGGAACTTGGTTGCAAGGGCACCACGGTCTATCGTCAAGGGTCCCGTGACCTCGAGGTGCTTTCGACGAAGCCTAAGGGCGAAAAGGTCGAGTTGGAGATGGGCCAGACTATCGAGGCCGATCGTTGGCCCGTGCTAAGCCCCATGCCGATGCCCGATTATGTAATGGCAGCCGGGGATCACGAGCACAAGGGAATCCCTTGCCGAGTCTTTGAGATCGACACTGCCCATGGCACGGTACACGCCTACGTCACAGAACTGCGATCCCATCCGGGTAGACCGTTTGACATTCGCCTTCAAATTGGCAAGGCTGGAAACGACAAACTGGCCGACGTAGAAGCCATTGGCCGCTCTATCTCAATGGGTCTTCGCACGGGCGTGGACGTCAATGTCTACGCATCGCAGTTGGAGGGCCTTGGCGGCAAGTCCACCTATGGGTTCGGCCCAAACAAGGTTCTTTCCGTTGCCGATGGCGTCTCCAAACTTCTGAAGCGCCTTTATGGCAAGACCCCAGCATCCCCAGCACCAATCACCACCACAGAGATTCCCGTAGCATCGCCCCACGACATCTGCCCCAACTGCCAGAACGCTACGGTTGTTTATGAGGCCGGTTGCGCCCATTGCGACGTGCGACTGGGAGGGTGCGGAGTATTTTCGGCATGTGATTGAGATGACGACTATCGGGTCAAACCCAGACTCACGGGCGGTCACCATGATTATGAAATACAACGACCATCAGGAATGTGCCTCCTGTGGTCAAGCCGTCATGTTCATGCAAGGGACTAGCAATATTTGGGTTATCGCTAACGTCTACGTTAACTGCGACCACGAAGAAAGAGAATGTCGTCGTTGTCTCGGCTATGGTCGTCGATGGGACCGCATTGAGCATTGGCACGAGTCCTGTTACGAGGAGTCTGGGAAGCCCTACGGGGTGACCGAGTTCCGTAAGACCAAGGTGGTCAAAAAGAATGAGCAGTAGCGAATTGATGCCTCCCCCGCTGGGCTGGCGAAAGCGTTCGGCTTGCCACGGGGCTCTTCCTCAACGGTTCTACCCAGAAGATTGGGAAGTCTGGGATGAAGAAGCCATCGAGGAGGTCAAAGAGACGTTCTGCAACGTCTGCCCGGTCAAGGACGAGTGCCTTGATTTCGCCATTGGCACTCGAGAGATCGAAGGCATCTGGGGTGGACTTACTCATTCGGAGCGTAAGTCATATATTCGACGTCTTCGTAAGGACGGCGTACCGCTGCCCAAGTATTCCGCCATGGGAACCTCGATCTTTTTCATGGCCGACTAATGAGTGAGTTGGCGGTCATGGATAGCGAAGCCCCAGGTTGGACTCCTGCGCTACTCGTCAAAATCAAAGACCGCTATTTCGGAGTGTTCCTTGCTGCCCCCGAAAGCATTCTCGGTATCGAAAAGGCCCCAAAGACCATCAAGGACTCCAACTGGGTCTACTACGAGGTTCAGCACTTTCTACGACGTAGCCTCGAGGGCGACGAGAAGTTTCTTCGGCTACTTGATCAGCCCGTTAACGCCTACGTTCTTCTTTCAGAGTCCGGCGAACTGATACTGTCGGTCAAAGACGAATTGCGAAACGGCAATCGACGACTTGCCAACAACCTACTCCTCAACCTTCGTAAGTCACAACTCCCCAACACCCACGATCTCCAACTTCAACTAACGAACGCCAAGGATGTTATTCGAACGCTCTACCGTCAAATCTCATCCAGCGCATATCGTTTCGGCGCCAAAGCCGTCGAGCAAGAAACCCTCATACGGATGATGGAGCAGTCGGGTGCTCCGCTCCACGAAGGAGACGAGTGATGAGCAAGTCAAAAGCCAAGGTACTGCTCTATGACATCGAGACGGCGCCGAACCTCGTCCACACATGGGGTATCTATGAGCAGAACGTGCTGGAGGTAGTCCGCCCGTGGTACATCTTGTGTTTCGCCTACAAGTGGCTTGACGAGCCAACAACGAAGGTTATCGCCCTGACCGATTACGAGCGGGAGTATCGCAAAGACCCCATCAACGACTACCACGTCGTCAAAGCCCTCCACGAACTGTTCAACGAGGCAGACATCATTATCGCCCACAACGGGAATCAGTTCGATCAAAAGAAAGTTCAGGCCCGGTTCCTCGTCCACGGATTCGATCCGCCAATGCACTACCGCCAGATCGACACTTTGAAGGAGGCCCGTAAGCACTTCAAGTTCGACTCAAACCGCCTGAACGATCTTGGCGTGACGCTAGGACTGGGTGAAAAGGTCGATACGGGTGGCTACAGCCTGTGGAAGGGCTGCATGGCCGGTGACGAGAAGTCGTGGGCCAAGATGAAGCGGTACAACAAGCAAGACGTCGTGCTGCTCGAAAAGGTCTACAAAGCCCTCCGTCCGTGGATTGCTAACCATCCCAACATCGCAACCCTCAACGGTGACCGGGCAGGATGCCCCAAGTGCGGTGGATTCGACTGGCAAAAGCGTGGTGTGCGTCGTAACAAGACCACCTCGTATCAGCAATACCAGTGCAATCTTTGCAACGGGTACTTCCACAGCCGACTGACCCTCAAGGAAAACCCACCGGAGTTCATCAACTAATGGCCGAGCACGTCTTCGATGAGGCAAAGTCTCTCATCAACAACGACCGGAACATCACCTATGGTCATCCCCTCGATGACTTTTCAAAGACCGCATTAATCTGGCAAGCCATCCTTGGAGTGCCAGTGACGCCTGAGCAAGTCGCCCTGTGCCTCGTAGGGGTCAAAATCAGCCGAGAGGTCCACATGCCCAAGAGGGACAATATTGTGGACGCTGTGGGCTATCTAGGCACCATACAGATGATTCAAGAGGAAAGAGAGCGTCGAGATGTCTGAGCACGGTCATTACCCAAAGGGCAAGCACGACGGGTCAAAGACTCCGTTCAAGATGCGAGTGGCTGCCAACCGAAAGAAGTCGAAAACGGCTAGAGCAAGCCGAAAGGCAAATCGCTAGTCTTCGTGCCCGCCAAGTTCGCCATACCCAATCAGGTGATTCTTGGCAAACTCAATGCGTTCGTTTTCGGGCATTGACGATACCTGCTCGGCCATAGCCTCGAGGCCAGCCACCCACTCTTCGAGCGAAACGCCCTCTGCCATCGTGCTGTGACTGCCGACCCACATAAGCATCATGTTTGCTAGCCCATGCACGAGTTCGCACTCAAGGTCTTCGATGATCTCGTGGACCCGATCGTAGTCATTGTTTAGAGTGGCCTGCAGAAAGATTGAAATAACTTCGTTCAGGAACAACTGGTAGTCAATCTTTTCCAAAATCGCCGCATTGGTCACGGCCTTCCAGTCGCCTTCGGGATCAACTTCGGTCTCCACGGCAAGGATGTCTGCCACCGTAAGTTCCACTTCCTCGTCGATGATGTACGACTCGTCAGACCCAGTGGCCAACGCTACGCCAAGTTTCTGCCACTCGTCGCTATCACGCTCGATCAGTTTCGTGGGATCGATATCGTTCCCGTCAAGGGCAATGATGATGCCCTCCATTAGACTCAGCGAGTCGTTGAGCCGACGCTGTGTAGACAGGTGCTCGATCATATATGAGCCAAGGATCATGGAATCGGATCCCACGGGGCCGTTTTCCGTAATCTCGTCAGTGGTCCACTCACAGACGACTTCGTAGAGAAGATCGGTGGTGATCTCTTCATCTTCGGATCGACGGGCAAGGTCCGCCAGCGCCATGAAGGTGCGCTCCACCACGCTGTCGTTACTGTTCATCGGCTCTCCTTGCCAAGACCTTCCACTCCCCACATGATAACCTATTAGTGCAGCCCTGTCGCATCGAGCGGCTCCATATCACGGTCTGGGCGTGCCAATCTCCCACTAAGAAGTGAAAGCCGTCCGAGGAGTCCAATGCTTGTAGAGTTCGGGAACGTCACCCCTGTAACCCAGCAAAGGTCCCCGGCACTGCTTGACGCCCCCGCCGTGACGTACATCTCGGTGCCGGATTCGTACTCGTTTGATTCGAGCCTGAATCACCGGGACGCCGCAGTTCACCTAGCCCAGAACCCGATTGTCACGAATCTGCCCGACAACGAGGCGTTTGTGGGAATCGCAAACATTCAGGGTGGGGCATGGGCATCCCATTCGTCCGAGCGGCCCTCATGGGTCTGGTCCGACAACCCCGAGTTCCAAAGGTTCTTGGCGGAGTATTATTCTTGCCTGTCTGGGCGACCCGAAGACGTAGAGGACACCCACTACACCCGATTCGGTCCTCCCGGCATTGGGGCATGGGCCGCTCCGGTTCAAATGAATATTACTCAAAATGGGCGAGACCTCTGGGCACGGGCGCTTGGTGGCGGTCAAGTCGGGACCGTAGGAACCTCAACCGGCGTCACAAACATTACGCTGACTGATAGCACCGCATCGTGGACTGCTCATCAGTGGGTCGGAGTTCGAGTGGTCACCGGCTCCGTCTGGGGAAATGTTGTGGATAACACCTCTACAACTCTTACCGTCGATCAGTGGAACAACCCCTCCGCCCCCGGCTCCACGCCCGCCTCTGTGCCATCCTCCGGCATCCCCTACGTCATCATGGACGGAGTCGCCCCGGCTTGGTACATGGGCATTAGCGGCAACAGCACGCCAATCTCAAATCCTTCAAGTAACTACTCGCTTCCCGGCGAATACAGCACTTCGGGTGGTGGATTGAATCGCAAGGTCTGTATCTTTGCCCATACGGCATCGCTGGCGGCCTATACGCTCACGGCAGTCTTTACTGCCAACGTCTACGATTCGTTGCCAAAGTCCATCGGTTCGATTGGCATCTTCAATTCGGCGATCGTGTCTGACACGGCATCAAACATGCTCCTGAACTCGGTTCTGTCCGCATCCGTCACCCTGCCATCATTGGGCTCTCAGATCACCATCACTGACAACGTATCGGGGAGTTAGTAAGTGGCACGACTTCGCTTCGATGCCGTCGCCGGTAGTCTTGACATTTCCTCTTTGGCCACGGGCGCCACAACCATGTCATCTACGTCCCTAGCGGACTTGGGTGTCGTCGCTAGTCCTAACACCGCCGACATCGCCATCTTTACTCGGGACTCCCTCACGGGCCGAATTTCCCAATACGAGGTGTTGCAAGTCACGGCTCACGCTGCCGGGGCAACCACGGCAACGGTCACTCGAGGAATTCGTGGAACCTATGGGATGCCTACTGGCGGATTCTCGTGGGCCTCAAAGTCTTCGTGGACTCACGGCGCCAATCAAGATGACTTCAACCCCTCCGCCATTGGTGCGGATCCTGCTGGTGCGGCGGCAGTAGTTCAATCGAACTTGACGAACGAAATCACTCGAGCCGAGAACGCCGAGAACACTTTGACGCTGGCTGTGCAAGCAGCCCAAACCACCGCCAACGCAGCATTGCCCAAGTCCGGTGGCACCATGAGTGGCGTCATCAACATGGGTGGCTCAAAGATCACCAACGTCGCCAATGGTACGACGTCGAATGATGTTGCCGCTTTCGGGCAGATTCCCACGGCGTTGCCTCCTTCTGGCGCAGCGGGCGGGGACCTTACGGGCACCTACCCCAATCCTTCTTTGAAGAATACCGGCACCTCAGGCGTCTACGGGGATGCGGCGACAGTACCCCGAATCACCACCGACTCTCAGGGCCGAGTCACCAATGTGGCGGCTACCTCTATTGCGATCACCGAAGCCCAAGTTAGCAATCTAACGAATGACCTTGCCTCAAAGGCGCCCGCATTGGTCAACGTCAATGTTTCGACTTCGACCTATACGGCAAATCCATCAAACTTTATTTTGGCGGATGTATCGCACAACTCGATGATCGTGACTTTGCCTGCTGCCCCCGTAGCCGGAACGGTCATCGGTTTGCGAATCATTGCAAAGTCTCCCGGCTATGGCGTGACCATCAATCGTTCGGGGTCCGACGTCTTTAGTGGCTGGTCGGGCGGTTCCTCGATTTATCTTTCGCTCTTGGGCCAGCAGGTCAATTTGGAGTACCGCAACGGCGTTTGGACGGTCACGCTCAATGACATCACCTACGACCCGACTCAATACGGAGCGGATCCCTCTGGCATCGTTGACTCCACGACCACGATCCAATACATCCTCAATACCTACGGTCGAGTAGAACTTTCCCAAGGTCGATTCCTCGTCACGAGCCTGTGGTTGCCTTCAGGGGCCGCTATTGTGGGACGACAGGGCCTGAATCACACGATCACGGCGTCCAACCCCCAACCGTCCGGTGTGTCCACCCTCGTCCACTCAGCGGCTGCAACCGGGGCCTTGCTCAACATCGCACCGGGAGTGGATGGCGTGCTGTTGAGGGACTTCTTCTGTGACGGGTCTGTTGGGGGCACCAACATCGCCTCGTTGGCAAACTACGCCAACTGCTATGGGTTGCGAATCTGGGACAATCCCCAGCCAACCACTATGTCTAGTGCGTCATCGGGATCGTCGTCGATCACGGTCGCCTCATCCACCAACATCGTTGCTAATTCAACCCTTGCACTTGACTCTGGTACGACCAGCGCCGAGAGCGTAGTGGTGGCATCGGTTGGTGGCACTACCCTATCACTTTATTCGCCCACTGTCAATACACATTCGGCAAACGCCTCGGTTACGGCGGACTCCAACCTTGGACTCCAACTCGATAACGTGTCGTTCTACTATTTCGCCGGGAACTATTCGGTCTACGTTGGCACGGGCCGTTATTACGCAAGGTTTACCCGACTTGGCATCTATGGCGCTGGTTATGGTGGCTCGGACCTTGTGCTCCACAACAACCAATCCATCGGACTGGGCGTTTTTGGCGATTCGTGCACGATCAATCAATCTTCGATCTCGCACAGTCGGTTCCACAACATTCTGGTCAACGCCAACGTGTTCGGCACGAGCCTGTGCGACATCCATGAGGCTGGTTTGAGTGGAGCGGGTTCGGGCATCTATGTCCAAGGCGGAAGTCGTATTTCCATTGGCAATCGAACGGTCATCAATCGATCTGCAAACGAGGCCATCTATGTGTTTGGTGGAAAGTACGCCCTTGGCAATGCTTCCGGCAACGGGGCATCGGTAACCTACTCCACTAGCACCACTCACTCACTTCAAGTCGGCCAGACAGTTTCCATTACGGGGTTCGCATCGACGGTAGGATTCAACGGCGCCTATACGATTACCAAGACCACCCCCACGACGTTCACCGTTACTAGCACCATCACGGGGCCTTCGGATGGATCCCCCATCGCCTCATTGGGCACGGGGACTTCGGACATTTCGATTGGGGCTGGGTGCTCGTTCTCGTCAAACTGCCGGAATGGGTGGTCGGGCGATGCAGTTGCCTCATCAAACGTCCACTCAGATGCCAACTGGACTGGCTCATTGGCCATGGTCGGGAATACGGCCTACGGAAATCTGTTTCAGGGTGGCAATGTAGACGCTGACGTTTCGTTTGCATCAACGCAGACGTCGATCGCTTACTCGGACTCCAACTACGCCCCCGATACCTACAACAACCTTCCCTATGGTGTCGCAGCCCTTTGGGATCAGACCAATCCCCCGGCCAACTCCACAGTGGCCATCACAGAGGTTGGGGTGCAAATCGGAACGCCCGATACGATCTTCTTTATTTGCTCGTCCCCTCCCCCGTTCATCGTCAAAACTCACACGGCCAACCTCGTCAACGGTTCGCCCCTTATTACAAACTACGGCAGTACCCTTTCGTCACTAGACGTAGGACGAGCCGTTAGTGGAGCGGGCATTCCCTCAAACTCTTACATCGGTGCGGTGACCTCACCAAACTCTTTTGAACTTTCATCAAGCCCTAATGTCTTGATCCCCGCTAATGCAACAGCCACCACCACGGGTACGAACGTCACCATCGCTGACGTCATCTCCATTTCTGGCTGCGCCCCGTATTACACCAATCTCTCAAACGTCCCTGTCTATGCAGTCAACTCCACGTCGTTTGCGGTGAGTACGGCAGAGGTATCGGCACCCATTCCGAATCTTACGTTGGCTACTGCGGTCACAGCAGGAGTCACCCAAGTAAATCTCGTCTCTAACAAGCCTACGGTGTCTCCGCTGACCGACATCTTTGGCGGCACCAAACTTCGCATCAACAGTGTTTTCTGTGGCCCCGACAACGGATATGACGACATCACGGTTACCCCCAACGCCACTTCGAATACCATCTATTCCGACGGGGTGTTCTACAACGGCGTCTCTAACGGCACCACGATCCACTTCAGCCCCGGACTGGCCCATTCATACAACGGTTCGGGGGCCTACGCAGCAACAATCTCGTTCCCGTATCAAACAGAGGCCCACGCTACGCTTCAGAAGTACCGCACGCCATTGCAGAACGTCATCTCGCTAACCAATGGCACCGTTAGTGCACCGATCATTTCCGCCACGGGTGCCCCCAGCGTCAATTCATCTGCTCGGATCATCGGCGGGACATCTGGCAGCGCACCCCTCGACGAGACTTGGCAAGCCGGGGATGTTGCTATTGACAACACAGGCTACATTTGGATCTGTACGGCGGGCGGCACTCCCGGCACTTGGAAAAGGATTGGCTAATGTACGGTGACGCTTACGCACTCAACACCTACGCCATCGGCGATGACTTCTACACCGCCACAAATACTAGCGTCACTGTTTATGACACTATTTTGACGTCGGATCAAGTCTCCACCTACGTCCTCGTTGAGGCTCCGGCCCAAATCGTTGTGAGTGTGACCTAATGCCAGTTCTTCGCAGATTCTACGCAGGACAAGTTCTCACATTTAGGGCGACGTTCACGGACCCCATCACGGGTAACCCCATCGACCCCACACTGGTTGATTTCAAATATCAGATCGATGGAGGATCAGTCGTTCGGTTTACCTACGGCATCGACGCAGCCCTCACTCAAGTCTCGGCGGGACTTTACCAAGTCGTCGTTGATTCGACGGGGCATCCGGGTCTTTATAACTACATCTGGGCTAGCCATGGAAGCGGGCAGGCTGTGGCTAGCAAAGCGGTACTTGTGCAACCCGGTACGGTGAGCACTTCGTTCTCGGGCGAACCTTTGGATGCGGGCGTGCTCGTAGCGACGTCCCTTAGCAACTATTTCGAGGGTATGTATGAGGGCGTCACCTATCCGACATTCCGCACGGGTGAGATCGTTACCTTCTCGGTCTATTTCACCAATAAATTCACCGGGGACTACGTTGACCCGTCGGCTGTGGAGTTCGCTTATCAAATTACCTCGGCGGGCACCGTCAATCGCTATCGTTATCAAGATTCTAATAACTTGATTCAACACCCCAAGACCGGCGTGTTTCAGATCGCTCTTGACTCAACCGATTCGCCGGGTCTTTGGAACTACACTTGGTCTAGTTCTGCTGTTGGCCAGTCCGACTTGAATCAGGCCATCTATGTTCGTCCCACCTCTATTGAAACGGCACTCTAATGGCACGCTTGCGATTTGACGGAATTAGCGGAATCCTGTCAGTGAGTATGCCAACTGCGGACACGACTTTCACCGCCGACGGTATCGCCGCCATGGGTGCCGTAGGGTCGGGCAACACCGCAGATATTGCCATTTTCCAACGAGACAGCACCACGAATCAGATCGTTCAGTTTGAGGTGGTGCGAGTTACCAGTCATGCCATTGGGGCAACAACGGCAATCGTTACTCGTGGGATCCGTGGTAGTGCCAACATGCCGTCGGGGGGCTTTTCGTGGCCAGCCGATGCGCTATGGAGTCACGGGGCTAACCAAGACGACTTCAATCCATCTGCAATAGGGGCAGTCGCAGGCATCACCAACGCAGATGCGACCATTTTTATCGGTGGGACTGCTAGCAACCCCACAGTGGCAGTCGGCACGGTGCCTCATGGTCAGATCAGTGGATTGGGCTCTGCTGCCCTTGCGGACACCTCCGCTTTCGATGTTTCCGGTGCTGCAGCCACCGAAACGGCAAGAGCAACGGCGGCGGAGGCGCTTCTCGCTCCG